CTATATACAAGCCGCTGTCAGACAATATCTTATTGGCTTTATGAAGGCGTTTAAGATAGCGATAAAAGGTGCTTTCCGATACTTCCAACTTTTCGATGATATGGCGGCATAAATCACCCGCTTGCCACTGTTTGCTACCCATCTCAGTTAAGAACCTTTTGTCGTCAACAGCCTTGTGTGCGCCTGGTTTCTTCAGCTTGTCTGGATTGAGCGCAAAGTTGGCTTGGAACAGCGGGTAATGCCACTGGACTACAAAGCTATCTACTGGCGGGAAGTTGCGCAGTGTGATGTCACAAGTGTAAGTCTTCTCATCCTCCTCGTGGGCAGTCAGAACGACCAGCGTATCTGGATTACGGGCGAACACGCCCGACCCACTGAAGCGGTCAATCGACTCCGCACCCGACTTGTTACCCTTGGAAAAGTGGTGGCTTAGTATGATCGACAGATTGTGGCGGGTCGCTAGGTACTCAAACTCATTCATCAGTGATGACATATCGCCCGCGCTGTTCTCATCCCTCTCGCCCATCAGCATATAGTTTGGGTCAAGGATGATCGCTTGGTAGCCCTTACCTTCAATCTGCTTCTCGATCATAGGACGGATGAGAGTTAGGTCGGCAGCGTGACCTCTCAGCGTCCACACATCGAAGTCATCGGCCTTGTCTTCTAGTCCTTTGGCTTTGATAACATCGGCTAAACGATTGCGGAAACTCCACTCTTGGATCTCAAAGTTGATGAACAACACCCGCGACATCTTGCACTGCTGCCCCCACCAAGGCACGCCAGCGTGTAACGAAAGGGCTAGGTCGATTAGACTCCAACTCTTAAACGCTTTGCTTCCTCCACCCAGCAACATCTTCCCGCCTCTGTGCAACATTCCCTCAATTAACGTCTCTGGTGCGGGTAGGTCTTCCTTGACAAGTTGTGCATAAGATTTGATCGGCGGCCACTCGTCCGTCTTCGGTTTGATACCTAGTGCTACTGCTGGCTCTATCATTTTCCTCCTTTACAAAACCATAATAGGCTTTGCATTTTGTCTTCTCTCTTTGCCCCAGGAATCCTAACGGGTTGGCTGGGTTTGAATGTTGCAGGATCGCATCCTAACGGAATAAGAAAAGCTTTTAACTGTTCCACCCATTCGTTCTTTGGTGGCATCTCAAACCAACCATGCAAGCTCTTTCCGCCAGTATTAACAACAGCGTGTAGCTTCATGCTGAACAAGTCACGCATCAATTGGAACACCGCGCCCATCTGTGGCTTGGTGAGCACATCCGACTCGACAACCAGAAATATCCTATCCTCAACAGTATCGTTGGATCGGCTTACTGTTCCTTGCTTGTAGGTCGCGCCAGTTGTGTACTGCCCAATCGGCTCATCCAGCTTCTTCCAATCGTAAGCTGTGCGGAAGTTCTGCGGATGCTTACCGCTATCCGTGACGTTACCAATCCAGATATTATCGACAGCGTTGAACAGCGACAGAAACAACTGATAGTCCTGGGCTGGATCGTCAAGCTTGGTCGGACTTTCCTCAAACATATCCGCCGTTTCCCAATTGTAGTGCGTGAGATAGCGTTGCTTGTTTGACTCGGCAACAGTCTTAATCCTATCCAACACCTCGGCGTGCGGGTCTTTCTTGATGACCAGCTTTGGTACGGCTGTGCCACCCGACATAATGTTTACTGGTTTGTAAAGCACATCGCTGGATATGGCTCGGCGCAACCTGCGGTTGGCCTCATCACGATACGGCGTGCAGGAAGTATGCCAGCAGAATATAGTCGGCGCGCCATCCACGAACACCGTTGTGTCTCGGATGCGAGTATGGCTGGTGTGAGCAGCCTCGCCTGGACACTTGCACAGCCCGTGGTTCTCAGACTGCCAATCCACTTGGCCTACGATTTCTTCAGCTTGCCGTTGTGCTGTTGTCATAGAAATTCAATCGGGATCTTGGTGTATTCGGTATAATCATGGATGCAAGCTTTACTTATTGAAACCCTTGATTGAGTTCCAAACCTATCGAAGGGAACAATCAATTTGAATGCAACACCCAAGTCTTGATTAAGCCCGACGAGAAACCAATAATCAGATGGGAATGTATCTGGATCGGACGTTGCCTTAAATCCGTAGCAATTTTGTTTGGATGAGAACGTGGCAGTCTTTATGTGGAATCCTCTAAATGTTCCATCATTCATTGCGACTATCCGATCTATCTTTGTGTGTGGATTGATTGACCTCCACGCATTCAGCCCATTGCTGATTGCCCATATATCAAACTGCAACTCACCTATCTCGCCGACCTTGTGCGAGTAGTGCATCGCATCAATTTGCAATGCTGTCGTGCTTAATGTTTCCGTTTCGGCTGCAAAGCCAAACAGATACTGTTCTGGCTCTTCAGCCAATCCACTAAACATCTTTATCTCTTCACTCATAGAAATTCAAACTGGCTCTGATTCAAGGGGTAGACACACTGAGGAAACGCCCGATGCAAGATCTCCTTGCATACCACAACGCCAGTTAGTTATTTGCTTTCTAGCTCAATCGCCTTTCTGGATGCAAGCACAATATCTTCGGCGGTAATATTCCGCAGAGCATTGCACCAGTACTGAGTTTTCGGGGTGCGATTGCTCGCATCCTTACACTTAGCCTGGGGCAAGCCAGCGTGCGGTCGGCAAGGCGCGTGTGGGCAGGTATCGGGTTTGAACACCGATACGTTCTTAGGATAAAAACTCATACGATCTCGTGGATCGTAGCTGCCCCACAGCGACACACACGGCGTATCCAATCCAGCAGCCATGTGATTGACTGAGCTATCTGGCGCAACAACAAAGTCAGCCCCGCTAATAATCGGGAACAGCGAGCGCACAGCCTTGGTGCAGTTAAATAAGTCAATCACCCTGGGATGATCCACCTTAAAGTTGTTTGAGTTATCCAGCCCGATAATCACGGCGTGATGCTTGGGGTAAGCCTCAAGCAACGCCAGCACCGCTTCCTGCCCCATCGTTGGCGGGTAGGTGCGGGTAGGACCGCTGGACGAAACGTGATAAGCAAAGAACGGACTAGGCATCGGCCACTTACCCATCGCCTTCAGTTCTTCGTGGTCTGGCTCAATTAGATGTAGAACTGGCTTACAATACTTCGCCATCGTCTTCTCATCCCACACACCCATCCACTCGTAGATCCGCTGGTAGCAGTTGCCAGGACCAGTGCCTAGCTTCGTGTTACCAACCTGACCGCTGAACAAATCGTCAGTCGGAACGTGTGCATCAAAAGAATCCCAAGCTTCCAGCGAGGACGGCAACGGCCACAGCTTTGCACCCAGCCCAGCGTAGAGAGGCAGGTTGCGGGCAGGAGCGTAAACCTCCACAACCCCACCCGACTCTTGCACCAAGTAGTTGACGAAGGCGGTTGCGATGATCGCGTCACCAATTGCACCAGCGCGGTAGACGGCTGTTGCACCACCAGCAGCGCGCCCCTTGTAGTAGGGCTTGATCTTGTGTGGGCAAGGGATTGAATCGTCCCAGATTGGTCCAGTTAGCTCATCTGGCAGCACATAGGTAGTGCGTGGATAGAGCATATTATCATCGACTTTGTGAATTGCATTAGTGTTGTTTGTCCATAGTTTCATTTTGGCCTGCCTTTCTATTTAGTTTTTTCTACTGCGTCAATCCTTTTTCCAATCCAAGCCATGCACGGCACAGCCATTGAGTTGCCAAGAGCCTTGTAGCGTGGACCATCTGGGCATTCATCCGCTGGCTTGTTACGCCAAGAGATAAGCGTGTGATCGTCTGGAAAACCTTGGAGTCGTTCACATTCTCTCGGAGTAAGTCTGCGTACTGCCATCCGATCAGCGGGATTGATTACTCCACCAGTATGATTGATGTCGGATGCTGAAGACGATATAGATTGCGACTTCTCTCCAATTGTTTTGTTGTAGCAATCGACTGCGACAGCCACTTGATTGTCTCCCATCTCCTTCCGCAATGTCGGAGATAGTTCCTTAACAAATCTGCTTTCGCTGCCTTCTCTCGTTGCAATGCCAGGCTCAAAGGCAATCACTTTAGGCTCAGTGTCTCCAGCCTTGGTATTTGCTTTAAGTGTTGGGCAAACTGTTTGCTCGGTTATTTTGCCAGTTAACCTCAACTCAGATGTTTGGAATATAATCGCCTCCTGAACCAACGGCACATTCCCACCACCAGTTCCATATCGTGAAACGCAACTAGGAGCGACATCGTGCGGACCAGTTACTCGGCTGTCGTTGGGATGGTTCTCGTATAAGACAGCGTGCTTGTCACCCTTAGTCAAAGTTGGACAAGGATCACCTGGCTTACCCACTCCAAGTCCATTGCCCTTTCCGTCTTGCTTGCCTCCACGCTTACCAGAGAAGCGAGTGGCTTGATCGTGGATGGGGATTGCATTGGCAACAGCCATAATCCTTCCGCTGTAAGCATCCTGCCCATTCAATCCTCCACCCATGTGTGCGCCATCGCTCAAACATCCAACTACTTCTCGTTCTGGCAGACTAACTCCAACGCCTGCTTCAACATTGGTGGCAACTCCTTGCCTCGCTTCTCGGCTCGGCGGAGTATCCCTGCGCACGCTTTCGGACTCAAATAAAACCTTTGCGGCAAGACTCCCTTCTCCAAGATGTGCGACAACGAACACACGTCTGCGTCTTTGGGCCACTCCGAACCATTGAG